TAGTCCCCCGGCATAGCCTTGGGTTTCTCATCGTAGAAGTCGAATGCCTCGGTATCGAAGAACTCAGACCCCTTAGCATCGAAGGATGCCTCGAACTCCTGTCGGTACTGCCAGCCAGCCATAGTCTCCTTGGCGGCTGCTAGCTCCTCTGGGTCAAGCAAGGGGTTGTCTAGCGACGTGAGGTGCCATGACTTCCAGCCAGTCTTACGGGCCTCTCCGTTCATGTATACGTCGTAGAAGCCGTTACGTCCCTCCGGTGTGGAGATGAATAAGGCTGAACCCTTCCTGTCCGCGAGAGCTGGCCGGAGAATAGTATCGAAGACTCCCTCCTTGTGGAATGCGAACTCATCTAGGACTAAGTGCTTTAAGCTGTAGCCTCGTAGCGTGTCGGGTCTATCACTACCTTTGAGGGCTATCTTGTTACCACCAGCTAAGACTACTTCTAGATTGTTCACGTTAGAGGATTCAATAATATCCCCGGCCAGCTCAAACAACTTATCCCACATCAAGTCTCTTGCGAGTCCCTGAGTGGGGCCTACGTACATGACACCGCCGGGGTTACCGTCCAGTGCCGCTAAGATAAGAGTAACAGCAGCGAAGTGTGTCTTACCACACCGACGACCAGCAGCGATTACCTTAAAGCGAGCCGGGTCGTTAGCGACCTCTTTCTGCCAAGGCAGTAGGCTCAGGTCTAGGTTCGCCATAAGCGTCCTCCACAGTTTGATAACATATAGGACTGCCTCTACAGACAATCACTACTTCTTCTCTAGTAGCTCCTAGGGCTTTTGCTAGGTAAACTAACTCAATTATCTTCTTCGACCTCTCCACTGGTTCCACTGATGGTGACACCGGAAGAGGGAGAATCACTAAGACCAGTAATATTGATACTGACCTGATTGTTCGACTTACCATCGAAAGTAAACCCCGCTGATGGAAGGACACGATCCGACAATATCTTCATAGCTACAGCTTGGTTCTTGTGTTCGTCATCAAAAGCTGTGCTGAATAGCTTGTCTATTAGCTTAGGCGACCCCGGATGTAGAAGCAGTCGCTGTCTGTACTCCTTGATTGCTGCTGCTTGCTCTCTTTTAGTCATTAAGTTAGTAGACTCTAGGTCTTTCTTGCTAGGGCGGCCCTTCTTAACGTCTTTCGACTCCGACATACTAGATTCCTTAGCTGTAATGTAGGCAGCATACTCCATAGGGACGGTGCTAGGGGTCTTTTCGACCACGACGAATCCGATCTAGACTAGAGACTGCCATTGTTGGGTGGACTCGTACTATAGTTACACGATAGCTAGGCTATAGACAGACTATAGCTTAGCTTAAGTCTAGCTTAAGTTAGACTACAAAGATTAAATAAATTATTTATTCTTTATTGTAACTTGTTGCTTGGCTTAAGCTAGGCTTTAGTATAGCTATTGTTGTTAGTACGTTTGTTGTCCTTATACCTATGAAATAATCTGGGCCACTAGGGGTATCACTTAACCATCTAAGCGGCAATTGCTGTGCCTTTGGTGTAACCTTTACGTTACATTCAGTCTTTAGTACCTATGGCGGGCCTGTAGTCTGCTTAAGTAAGCAAATATGGGGCTTTGGGCGAGCCTGTTGCCTGCATTAGAGCGCACTGTTTTGGTGCGTAGGCCTCCCAAAAGCTGTCTTTTGCAAGCGATAGCGGCACCCCGGCGATTCCCGAGTCCGCACAGGCCCCCCGCCGCCCCCGGTATCATGCGTGTGACTAGGTATCATGCGTGTGACTAGGTATCATGCGTGTGACTAGGTTCCACTTTGGTACTGACATTTGCTATGGTTGCCAGTAAACTGGACACTATAGGTGTCACTACTGATAGACACTAGACTCCATTCACCAAATCAATGGCATATCCAATCGCATTATGCAAATGAATAAGCGACGGGAGCATGGCACGTGTGGCAAGCGCAACCGCTATCCAATGCCTAGCCCATGCCTAGCCCATGCCTAGCCCATGCCTAGCCCATGCCTTGCCCATGCCTTGCCCATGCCTAGCCCCTATGTGAACTGCGTCACACTTTAGAACATAAATAAAAAATAATTCAGAAAGTGCTTGCATGCATCGGCCATTGTGTTATCTTGTGTCCATCGAAGGGATGTCGCTACTGGCTCCAACGGAAAGCCCCCATCGAAGTGAACGGCACACTATAATGTCGGGCCACCTGCGAGAGAATAGCAAAGGATGGTAAAGCCTAAAGGCAACGCTTCGAGTAAGGACGGCACCTTGTTGTGATAACATACGCCCAACGTAAACCGAGCAACGTCTTAATGGCTTTCATAGTCTGCAATCATTTACAATTGCACTGAAGAGGCCTTGGAGGGCCGAAACTATGAAATCATTCAATACTGAGTCATTACAAAACATGTACCAGAAATCAAAAGGCACGGAACGCGGCGAGCGTATCTTGTCAATCCTACGGGAGCGGATGGAGTCCAGCGCTCAGGGACGCCGCAAACTAGCGGAGGGTTTAGTGTTAGAGCTACGGGATGTGCGAGAGCATGAAAGAGACGGTGTGTCGGTAGTCGAACACATCAAGGGATTCTGGGTAAAGGAGTGTGCACAATGAGACTGATTGAAAAAGAAATGCTGAGCGCTATCAAACAGGGTCGCAGCTGGTCTAAGGACAACACGGCTGTGTCATTCGCTGAGAGTACAGGCGGTTCGGATGTGTTCTTGCACGGTCACCACATCGCCACAGTCCAACGCAACGGGTTAGCACTGGTTATGGTCAACACGCTCCGCGCATGGCCGACACGCACCACTATGAGCCGCTTGAGAGCGCTTGGAGTGGACGTCTGTACCCGGAAGGGGGAAGTACTATTGAACGGAGAGGCGTTATGAGCTTCGAAGTGTCTATTATATTGATCTATACGATAGTTATTTGTTCATAATATAAGACCTGTCTGATGAGACCAGCTAGCTACTGGTCGAAACGCCCTTGAGGTTGGGCGTCATGGGAAGCTAGTAGTGTGTTTAATACTACGCAAGTGTTACGGCGGTGGCGTTATCTACCAGTAGGGAGTCACCGCACGGACGCGGCTGTAAACCGCGAGTGAAAGCATGGGATCACATGTCTAGCCGCTTGCGTAGTCTTAAGCACACTAAGTGATTGAAGCTAAACCAAACAACAACCAATGAGGAAAGTATTATGTCTTACACTAATGAGATTATCCGCGACATAACCGACGTCGCAAACCCCAAGACAAAGCGAAAGCTAGCCATTGCAGACAGTGAGAAGTCGGCAGTAGCGCTCACTACGCTAGCCATTACGGCTGGTGAACTGGGTCTATCCACTGTCATCGTTGATGGTGTAGGCGAAAGCGGCGAAGCAAATCGTTTCCTAATCGTAGCGCAGGACGATGAGCAAGCGTTTTGGTGGGAACTTGACATGCTACTAGTCGGGGACGGCCTACCTGCTGGATCGCCTGAGCGCTTCCGTATGCAATCACGTATGGGTGCAGCACTGGGATACGATCAAGCGTCAATCACGGAGTTTGTAAACTCTGAAGTGGCAGCTACTTGCCCATGTACATGTTGCGGAGGAAATCCAGCATGAGGCTAGACCAGCAAGAAAAGACAGAGGAAGCAGGGCCCGTCGTGTGGTTACTGATCGCGGCCATTGTAATAATACCAGCAATACTGGGGGTTTTATGAAAGAACTAAAAGAAGGCAATGCAGTGTACGTGCGACGTGGGTCATTTCTTGAGGCCGCTAAGGTAGATCACACGTACGTAGGATGTACGGGTGTGGATTGTGTCTCATTTACTAGTGGGCCGAACGCCCATCGGATTGACGTCATCACCTATGATGAATACTGGGAGCAGCAACGTGCCGCTGCAAAAGCGCTAACAATATCGGAGGAATCCCCACTGTGAAAAGCGAAAAGGAAGAAGTACTCAAACGCATAGCACATGACCTTGAATGGCTGTATCACAACGCACCAGACAAGGGTGAGCGTGACGCTGTATCGCACGTCGAAGATGTTGTACTCAACTGGCTAGACGCTGAAATAGGAAAGAGGTTTGCAGAATGACAGGTAAAGATCGAGAAAGGCTAAGCCATGCGGCCCGTGTTATCATCTATGCGGGTCTATTCTACTTCGCGGCATACGCCGTGCTACTGACAGGGGAACTATGATGAACAAGGATATTTACAAGCAGCTAATGGCAGTCGCTGATCTATTCGGTGGCTATGCCGCGCATGCTAACAAGCTGGAAGGCGTGAGTGAGCTACACGATCAATGGATAGAGGGTCGTAAGTCTGCCTTTGCCTTGGTACAGGATCATTGCAAGCGTATGGCTGACATCTACAAGGAGGACGAAGAATGAAATACTTATCTGAAGTGACTTACGACGGCGTGACCTATGAGGCATGGGTCACTGTCCATGATGATGGGGACGCAGACTTTTCTACGTGCCTAGCCTATCTAAACGATACGGTTTGCACCCTGTCTGAAGTGCCCGATATGGTGCAGGATGATCTGCTAGATGTTGCTATTGGCATGTACATTAGCGACGACGGAGCCGATGAAATATACGAAGCTTGGAGGGATGCATGAATAATAAACTTAGGGCGGAGGCCGCGCTTGTCGCACTGAGAGCGTTTAACAATCACATGCCAAATGGTGATGATGTCGAGGTTGTGGGTGACTTGATCTGTGATCTAATGC